AGTCACAGCTTCACCCCATTCAAGGTCTGTAGGAGGTTTTTCCTGTTTCATTTTTTTATCGCGTAGTTTATCAGAGAAAGAACCACCGCGTATTCTTTGGTTAATAGCTTTAATTCTAGATTTTTTTAGTTCTCTATCAAGTTTAGCGTCTTCAGCAGCCTTAGTTGCTGTTGCTGCCTTATTTCTTATTTGAGAAACTTGAAAAGCTTCATTAAGAAGTCCAGCGTCTATAAATTTTTGACCAACATTATCATAAAACTCTACTGTTCCAAATTGATAAGGATTACCATCTTCATCAGTAGAATCTAAAATATCTTGCATAACTTGTTGTTTTTGTTCTGCTGCTCGTACTTCTGGCATCTCTCTTCCAAAGAGTCTTGCTATACCATATCCTATATTAGTTCCCATCCTAGCTGCGGAAGTACCCCCACCTGCTTGAATTTGCTTTTGGAGTTGCTGTTTTCTTACTATGTCGGGGTCGTCAAATAAACTAGCCATTATTTATATTATCTCCTACCTAAGACTTTGAAAACTATTTGGATTAAATAAAGCATTACTGGCTGCTGGTGAATTAAAGCCCTGTGGATTAAAACCTGAGAACGATGGTGTATTCACGCTGAATGGAGATGAGGTTGCGAACTGGTTACTTGGAAATAGAGTATTCCCGAATGCTTGCGAACCAAAACTTGTGCCAGGACTTTGTGTAAATCCTCCACCTCCTCCACCACCAGCAGATGTTCCAAGAAAACCACCTACTATCATAGATAGGAAGTTAGAAGTAGCTTCTCTATTAGCTGCTTCGTTCTGTGCTAACGCTTGTGCTGAAGCAACATTACCAGGAGCAGCTCCTTTAGCTGTACTTAGAGCTAGGTTCGCAGCGGCTAGAGGTTGATTCTGAAAAGCAACCAAAGAATTTAAAGTAGATATTTCCTCTCCTTCTAATACTTTTCTTCTCAGTTCTGCTCTATCTATAGCTTGTAAATTTCTTCCTGCTTTATCAGCACTAACTTCTGCTTCAAATCCACTTATTGCTTGTTGCCCACCTGGAGTTGTAAATAATCCTCCAGTTCCCGCTGTAACCTGGTCTCTTAATCGGTTTCTTGCTGTAGAAATGCCTGGGTCAGCGGCTTCTTGAAGTAACCTTTGCTCTCTAGAGATTATATCGTCCTGCCCACCCTCTGTAAAAGCTGCTAATTCCTCTTCTTTTCTACCAAATATGTTTTTTAATATTTGTTCAATACGAAGACCTTCTGGAGAGAACTGCGCTGTATTTGTTATTCTGCTACCTCGTGCAACTTGCTTTGCATTAAATAGTGGTAAATTAATATCTATATTAGGAGGAAAAAAACCAGTCTGAGATTGCGCTCCTGCTGGAACATCCCCAGTTAAACCCAACAGATTTGTTACTCCACTAATTGCTTTTTTAATAAACCCCATTATGCTTTCCTCAATTCATAAAAATGTATGCTATTATTTTCTTTAGTCTTTTTTACGTCATATAATTTTGATAAATATTTAATTAATTCTTTCTGAAACTTACTTTCTAGCTTATTACTAATATCATAAAACCAAGTAAGAAATCCATATTCATCTAAAACCATAGATATTAATTCAGGCAATAAAAATGCCCACTTACCTTTAATTTTTTTACTAACTGCTACATGAACTTCGTTCTTATCTAAACCAAATCCACCATAAAGTCTTTCGTTTTCATCAACTATACCTACAAACTTAGTAAAGTTATTGAGTTGTTTTATTGCTTCTTCTATTGGGTCTTTCCTTTTTAATGATCCAGCTATATATAAAAACTCAATTTGTTTACTGGGTTCTTCTATAATTTTTAATGCAAGTTTCATTCCCAGTTTTCTTTTTCGTCTCCAAACATACCTTCTACTTTCTTTTTATTTACTCTATAATTCAGATGCTTATATACTATACTAGCAACCAAGGAACAGAAAGCAATTCCAATAGCAAATAAAGTTGAGTAGTGATTTACATAAGCTGCTACACAAGCCCAACCACTACAACCATAAGTAATAAAATCTATACCTTTAACAATAGCTTCTGGGTGTTTAATAATCATTACTCTTCCCGTATATCGTTATTATTATGGTACCCTTGTACTGTAAAGTCGCTATCGTCATTTGGGTATTCCAATTTTAAATGTCGTACTCTTAAATATTCATATAGAAGTACATATCCCTTTTTCTTTGTGTACCATAGAGCCATTGAGTACCCAAACATAATTAACCAAGGGCAGAATACTGCACAAAATATAACTAAATTCCATTGACTATCACCATCCATATGAATATATGGGGATAGTACAGATTGTAATAATATCTGTGTTAATGCACCCATAGGCGCACCAATTATTATTGCACTAACTAGACTTTTTTTGTACGTCCACGGTGGATTCCTTTCTTGCCTGTTTATACGCTTTAAGTAAAGCTGGATATATATACCGATGAGGGTATTTATTAAGCAGGGAAGAAATAGTATTATTAGATACGCGTACCATGGTATGTCTGCCATCAGGGTTTATCTGGGAACACAATATCGTCTGGATTCGATTCAGATGCAGGTAAGTCTCTTAAATTTTGCCTATAAGCCGTTTGTGCATCTGACATAGTTAAGTCTGAACTAGCCCACCAATCACATTCTCGTAGCAACGCATCACGTTTACTTCTTATAGTTATCCACTTTTCATCAGTCGTGGGTTGCATTGAGGCAATAGCATTTTTCTCTGCCTGAGTATATTCCCTTTCAGTTCTTTCACCTGTTGACACGTTGAATTGTTTTACATCTGCCATTTAATTTTCCTCATTCATAAGAAATTGAACACGCACCAGCATCAAAATCATCTGCACTTACTGTGGTAAGTCTAACGCTATCAAGTACTGCCGATAGTGGCTTTATCCCACACCCCTGTACAGTAACAACAGCGTCTGACCGCCCAACATTACCATGCCATGTCCATGTGTTTGTCGAACTGTTCTGCAATGTCAAAACCATTGCCCCATTATATGTTGCGGCCGCACTACTATTTTGCGCGAATGGGAAAAGTGTTGTAAATGCGGCAGATGTGGAAACCGACTCACCAACAGCGACATAACCAGAAGTTTCAAAGCCGTCTGTGTCACCCAACTGGACACCAAGAACACTACTCCCATCTGTTGAAACCCCATCTAACATAACTGTTATTCTTTTTACACCAACAGGTATTCCTGTGAAATCTATTGCAGTAGTGCTTGTGGTTGCTTGTTCAGCAGTTAAAGTAATACCATTTATTCTATGGTCTGTACCTGCATCATCTGTATGATACAAGGAACTTGGTGCATCTGACTTAACCCATATTTGTCCAGAACCTGCAACATCAGTAGCAGCCGAAGCTCCCTCTGGGATGAACACACTTGTGTTGGTTATCTTACTCATAAGTCTTCCACCTCTGTAATCACTTCATTCATTCCTGTTTTTAAGTTATCAACGGAATCAGCATCAGTTATCTTAGTATCTGCTGTAGCATCTCTTGCTGTTTGTTTTTTTACGACTACTGCTGCTTTAGCATCTGCATCACCTGCCTCATCAGCGCGTTGGTATGAAATGTCTAATTCTGCGAATTTAGGAGTTCTGGCTTGTCTTACTTTATCCTTTGCTACGTCTTTTGCTTTAGCTAAATCAATCTCAACACTTTTGCCTTGTTCAGTTACCCAAGAATTACGAAACGTCCTGTCATTAGGTATTGTATCAGCTTCAACTATATCTGCTGAGTCCAAACAATCTTCAGGAACAACCTTTTTTAATAAATCTTCCATTGTTCCACTATATTTTGGTGCTGGAACAACAACTGCTGCTACCCCATCTTCTGCCAAATATACTATTCTTTTATTACTCATTTACGCATCTCCCCAACCAGCAGCATCAACTTGAGAAGGATCAAAAACACCACCAGCGTTTTTATCCTCGTCCCAACATTGAATCCTAAAAGTTCCAGCAGCTTTTAAAACATAGTGTGATGTCCACCCAGCATTACTACCAGCACTTGCACAGCCAGCGAGTCCACACCAAAAAGCACCCCCAAAATCAGTATCGATATTAAATGTAAAATTTCCAGTTGAATTGTCAGTAACAGAGTCTAGATTAAAACTATCCCTAACTGTGTTTGTTGAACCATCATAAGTACACCACCAGAAAGCTCTACCTTGAGCTAATTGAAGTGGTGTAGTTGAGTTACCACCACTCGCATCTTTGAGGTTAGTACAATTTACGTCTGTGACTGTTAGATCTGTATTTGATAAAGTACTCATTTTGGATATTTGTCCTTAGTCTTTTTAAGTTCAGTTTTTAAACCATCTACACCAGAGTGATACAGAATGTCCATTTGTTCTTGCCAAGTGGGATATTCTTTTTGTCTCTTATTCTTATAGGCTTCCTTTTCTTCGTACTCTGCCTCTATGGAGTCTACTAATTCCTGTGTCAATTCTGGTAGTGAATCAGGCCATTCTGTTATAACTCCACCTCTTGTTGATATTCCAGAAATATTAGGGTATTTCCACGACAAAGCTATTGGATTATTTGTAGTTACACTCATTCTCTAATCTCCGATATTGTAATTGAACTTTGTAAAGTTCCACCATACTTTGCGTCTGAACTGTCTCCATTAAATATTACTGTTGCACCTGTGTTACCGCCTATCCGTATTTTAAATGTAGTT